GGAAGAAAATACGTTTTCAGACGAGGTAAAAATCGTTGAGAAAGTTATACAGTAACAGAGTTACTCACCTCCAATTGACTCCTATAGTGTAACCACACAATCGCCACATGACTTCAGCCTTTATCACTTTCCCTTTCTTCACTAACTCTGACAGCATTCGTGAAACAATTATGTTGAGAGGCAATAGTGCTGCTAAAATCTTCTCAACTCAAGAAGCAGCAGTTAATTATTGTAAATCTATGAACCTTCCTGAATGTTCACCAGCTGAAGTTATATGGGATTGGGAGGAGTTAGGATTTCACGGTTAAGTAAACACTACTCAAACACCTCTTAAGTAACACTTACTCCAGATATGAGCTCCACACAATCACTGCTACAGACCATTGACACACTTAAGGCAGATGGACACTATAAAGTAACAGTGACTGTGCTTCCCTCACAGATAACACGTAAGCGTAAGTCCGTGCTTTGATTCACACTTACTCTATTTTTATGTGTTACATATACGCACTAAAAAATAGAGTTAAGGCATATCTCTCTAAAAACCTTTTGTATACTATTGTCTGCTGATGTGTCTGTCCTATGTGTTACTTACTGGTTGTGCTTAGTTGATACTGACTCTTGACCCCGTAGGAGAGTTCAGTTGTAATAACTCAAGCGCCGATAAGTGAACTCGTGGAACACATAACAGTATTATATAGTATCAACGCTAAGTCACAGTCCGTAATGACTCTAAACTATCATTCACACAAACAACACTAACTAACACTTTATCATGACCAAATCTGTAATGATCTCCCTGCTTCGTAAGGGTAACACAGGTTCACAGATTCTTGAGATCCTTGAGTCTATCTCAGAGGGCGCTAATGAACAGCAAGTCCAGAAAGTCGCTTTAGAGCCAACACTTATGGAATTGCAGTTCTGATCACATAAGGGGTGAGCTACAGAGTTACTCACCTTCAAATGACCCCTATAGTGTAAGGCACTTCGGACTTCTCTCCTCTACTTCTCTCCAATCGGATTGTTTCTAGAGATTGTTTATCCGCATACCCACTAACTATCACTCTTCTCATGCGTATTGCACTCTCTGTTGTTATCGTTCTCTTAGGTCTTAACTTAGTTATTGACCTGCTAGATTCTCCGCTAAGAGAAGTCATCGAGAATAGAAACGAAACTATTCAAAGACAGATTGATTCCATGTGAGAGTTACTCACCTCTAAATGACTCCTCTAGTGTAACACCAACCACAACACACATGGCATTCTTCAGTTTATTCAAAAGGACACCAATCGCAGGGTCTTATGATACTATGGCGGCTCTAGTATTTCATGAGAGTGATACCAACAGAAAGCTTAGTTATGACCGAGCTCGTAATGTTTCAATCGGGTTTAACTTAGAGCAGTCCTTTGTTTTATCTTATCCACCGCAACAAAGTGTTGATTCATGTGAATTATTAGAGTGGATTGATTGTCAAGTACATAAGAAGCTTTACGGGTGACAGAGTTACTCACCTCCAATTGACCCCTATAGTGTAACCACTACTCACAGACTATGAACAACACTTTCACCGATACATTTGATTGGTTGAATGAGGGTAATGTCACAGTATATGACTACCTAAGTATGATCAACATCACTCCACTAAGTATCACTGAAGATGAAGGAACTAACTTCCCAGGATATAAGATAACATTCAAATCCTTCGATGACATCATGACATTTTGTCGGGGTTATTATGGAGACCATAGTGATGAAGAAATCAAAGAGATTTATGGTTGGTAAGTAACACATAGGGAGGACAATCTCTCCTCCCTCAGATATAACACTATCGAAACAGTAAGAGTTAATAATTTGACAGATTACAGTCCTTATGTTATAATTAGTGAGGGACAGTTAATGTTACATAGCGACAGTGTTTTGGGTTTTTCGATGTTATCCTTATGGTCGCATAGCGGTTGCCCTTAAGAAAAAGCTGGCTTGCCTAACCTACAAAGGTGACAATCCGGCCTTAATATATTGCAAAGAAAAAAAAAGTTCTATATAAAAAAATTCCCCCAGAGGTCAAAGACCCTATGAGTATTTCAAAGTTATATCACATATATTTGAGGGATGAATGTATCATGCCTTCATTAGACAAGGAGAAGTTTAAGTATAACTGGGAGTGTTTGAATATGATGGTAGGGTTTATGAAGACAGACTATGTTACTGAGGATCTCTCATATGAGGTAGTGGAAGTACTACAAGAAAGAGAGGATATCAGTAATCTGTCAGATACTAGTTGTTAACCCTGAAAGGGTTATGAGGTCGAAGACCGAGGTGAGGAATACCGATAGGTGTTCCGAGGTTGACAGACACTAAATATCGAAGTATAATAAAAATTGAACTGGAGTGACACTACAGCATGGCTAAGGGATTTACAGTCAAAGCATCAACACCAAAGAAAAAGGAAGAAGGACCTGAATGGGATTTTGATGCAATCAAAGAACGGATGAGGGGTAAGGCAATTGTATTTTGTCTACCTGGAAGGGGATGTAGTTATGCATTCATGAAGAACTTTGTACAATTATGTTTTGATCTTGTACAAAACCAGATGAGTATTCAGATTAGTCAGGATTACTCAAGCATGGTGAATTTCGCACGATGTAAGTGTCTCGGCGCAAATGTATTGAGAGGGCCTGACCAAATTCCATGGGATGGTAAGTTACAGTATGATTATCAGTTATGGATTGATAGTGATATTATTTTCAATACTGAGAAGTTTTGGCAATTATGTGATGTAGCATTAGATGCTGATGGAACGGAGCGTCCTATTAGTGCGGGTTGGTATTCGACTGAAGATGGTCGGACAACCTCTGTTGCACATTGGTTAGAGGAAGATGATTTCCGTAATAATGGCGGAGTGATGAATCATGAGATGGTTGATGGTATTAGTAAGCGTAAGAAGCCATTTACTGTAGACTATACTGGATTCGGATGGGTAATGATTCAGAAGGGTGTCTTTGAGAATAAGGGTATGACATATCCATGGTTTGCTCCTAAGATGCAAGTCTTTGAGAGTGGTGCTGTTCAGGATATGTGTGGAGAGGATGTTTCGTTCTGTCTTGATGCAATTGAATCAGGATATGAGATTTGGTGTGATCCACGTATTCGTGTTGGTCATGAGAAAACCCGAGTTATCTAAACACTAATGGCAAATCAATTTAAAGTTGATCGATCAAGGGAATTTGCTTCAAAGATGACATTAATTACTGATGTAAGTAGTGATAAGTATTTGAAGCAATACCGACAACATCTACAAAACCAAGTTCAATTAGAATCAATTTATAAGGAGAACTAGATTATGGCAAAGATTCGAAAGTCTCTATTGGGACAAACGATGATTGAATCTCAACCAAAGAAAACTCGACAAGGTTGTGGTGCACGTACTAAGTACGCTGCAAGTAGTCGTAATGGTAAAAGGAAGCGTTATCGTGGACAAGGAAGAGGTTAATGGGACGTTGGACACATAAAAATGGCAAATCCGCGCCAGACAAACGTTGTAAAAACATTTCGACTCCTAAAAAATCTGCCAAACCTAAGAAAAAAAAATAAGTTGTTTAATTGTAAATCTTCAATCCCAGGAAGTATGGGATTCATAATGAATATCTAACGAATCATCAAAGTGGACAAGGAAGAGGATAGGTATAGTACAGAATATGAATGGGTATCAACTCATTCATATGATCTGTGGGTATATAATAAGTTACAAGTGAGTCGGGTATTAGGATATGAGTGTGGACCAGCTGGTCTCACCGTACCTAGACCCGATTTTTATATTGTTCGACCATGTATTAATTTTATGGGTATGAGTCGTCATGCTCGTATTGAATATATTGAAGGTGATACTGAGCATATACATCCAGCTGAGTTTTGGTGTGAAGTATTTGAAGGAGAACATATATCAGTTGATTATTACAAGGGACAACAGGAGTTAACTGTAATGGGTGTGAGAGACCCCCAGGATCCTCTGTACAAGTGGAAGAAGTGGTATAAGGTAGATAGAGTTATACCATTACCTAAGTTACTACAGAACTTAAATTACAATTGGATGAATTGTGAGTATATTGATGGTAAGTTAATTGAGATACATTTAAGAGGTAATCCTAATTTTAATTATGGTGGTGAGTCAATTACTCCGGTATGGGAAGGAGATGATGTATCTGACTACATAGAACAACGTAACTATAAGAGATTGGGGTTTATTATAGATGGATAAGAATTTCCTAAGAGAAATTAATCACGATCAGAAGACCCCAAAGAATACCAAGAGGGTTCGTGAAGATGGATTCTATGAAGCATCTGAAGTTGACTATAAAGACTTCTGGGAGAATGAAGACACTACAGATAACAAGCAAACATTGATTGATTAAAAGATTGGGTTTGGTGTAATAAATAACTCATAATTGTTGTGGAAACATTACGTGCCTGTCCAAAGAGTCAGTCAAGGTTTTAGAGATGTAAGTGCATCATTCAAGATCAACCCGTTAAATCTCGATTTAATTGCGTTGAGAAACGAGAATGCCATTGCACGATCAATTCGTAACTTAATTTTTACGTTACCTGGCGAGAAACCATTTCAACCTAATGTTGGTTGTAATGTCACTAAACTCCTCTTTGAGAATTTAGATAGACTTACCGCCAGTTCAATTGAATCTGAAATTAGGAACACAGTTAACAACTTTGAACCTAGAGTGCGCTTAAGATCTATTATCGTCAATCCAAATTTTGATGATAATATCTTTGAAGTAACTCTTAAGTATGACATCGTAGGTATCGATCTTCCTCGACAACAATTATTATTCGCATTACAGCCCACTAGGTAAATGCCCTTAGTCAATTTTAGCAACTTAGATTTTGATCAGATAAAGACTTCCATCAAGGATTATCTCCGTGCGAATTCAAATTTCACGGACTATGACTTTGAGGGATCTAATCTATCAACTATTCTTGATACGTTAGCTTACAACACGTATATAACCTCATATAATGCCAATATGGTATCTAATGAGGTATTCATTGATAGTGCCACCTTAAGAGAGAATGTGGTATCTCTCGCACGCAATATAGGGTATGTACCGAGATCCAAGAAAGCTTCTGTCGCAACAGTTTCTTTTACAGTAAATGTTTCAAACACCACAGCTGTAGCAGTCACACTTAAGGCCGGTGCAGTGATGGCATCTAGGTCAGTTGGTGTGAATAGTACGAAGAATTTTATATTCTCAATTCCAAACGATATTACAGTTCCAGTCAACTCTTCTGGATTTGCAGACTTCTATAATATCGAAATATATGAAGGAACATATGTTGCGCAAACATTTACTGTTGATAGTGCGAATGTAAATCAAAAATTTGTATTACCTAACTCTGGTATTGATACGGATCTATTATCGGTTGTCGTAAGAGACACCCAAGGATCAACAGTAACTAGAAAGTTTGAACTATTCAATAGTTTGTTTGATGTCACAGCATCTACTAGAGCATACTTTATTCAAGAGATTAGTCAAGAAAGATACGAACTATTATTTGGTGATGGAATATTCGGTGTCAAGTTAGATAATGACAATGTTGTTGAAGCAAGTTATATTATTACTAATGGTCAATCAGCTAATAATATTAACAAATTTGCATTTATAGGTAATCTAAAATCTAGTTCTGGAGATACGATTAGTTCTGGGGTGTCTATTGTAACTACTGAAGCATCTTCTGGTGGTGGTAAACCAATCGAATCTATTGATTCTGTCAAGAAGTATGCTCCTCAAATCTATGCATCACAGAATAGAGCTGTTACTGCTGCTGATTATGAAGCATTAATTCCGCAGATTTACCCCGAAGCAGAATCAGTTTCAGCATTTGGCGGCGAAGATTTGACTCCACCTTCATATGGTAAGGTATTTGTAAGTATCAAACCATATAATGGTGTCTTCCTATCGAGTGATATCAAACAAAACTTACAACAACAGATGAGGAAATACTCTGTTGCTGGTATTTTATCTGAGATTGTTGACCTAAAGTATCTGTATATCGAACCAAACTGTAAAGTATACTATGATTCGAATCTGGCACCAACTGCATCATTCGTTCAAAATCTAACTACAACCAATATTGTTAAGTATTCTGAATCATCGGATGTTAATAAGTTTGGTGGAAGATTTAAATACTCCAAATTTCAAAAAGTAATTGATCAAAGTCACGAATCAGTAATGTCAAACATTACTAATATTGATATTAGAAGAGACATTAATGCTCAACTGAATACTTTTGCTGAGTATGAATTGTGCTTCGGTAACCGGTTCTATATAAGAAACCACGGACATGGTGCAAACTTCAATGGAAATCTCGTTGGGTACAATATTAAATCATCCGGTTTTACTGTCAGTGGCATTAGTGGAACTGTATACCTTGGTGATAGTCCAGTTGGTAACTTAAGTAAGGGAACTGTATTTCTATTCAAACTGAAATCTTCGTCAGAACCATATATCGTCAGACAGAATGTAGGTACAATTGATTATGAAAAGGGTGAGATTAGACTTAACCCAATTAATATCATATCAACACTGGTGAATAGAGGAACTCCTTTGATTGAAGTTTCTGCATGTCCATACTCAAATGATGTGATTGGTCTTCAAGATCTCTATCTACAACTGGATGTAAATAATACAGTAGTTAACGTTGTTGCTGACAATATTTCTTCTGGAAATGATGTTTCAGGGACCAACTATATTGTTTCTTCTAGTTATGGCTCTAACATTTTAGTTAGAGGGAAGTCCATATTTGAAAATGAAGTAGATCCTATATCTACACCAACTACTCCTTCTAATACAATCACATTAGCAGGTGGATCAACTACTACAAGTGGAAGACCCAGATTATCAGCATCATCATCATCTTACTAATAAGAAGTCAGAATACAAATGACAGTAGATAGAGTTAAATTTCAAGAAATCGTTGAAAGTCAACTCCCTAGGTATGTTAGGGAAGACTTTCCACTATTAGGCGATTTCATTAAACAATATTACATCTCTCAAGAATTTGAAAGTGGTCCTATTGATGTCCTCAATAATATTGATCAATACGTAAAAGTAGATCAATTATGTGATGTTGTTGATTCTACTAAACTTACTGATTCATTAGATACTGTTGATACTACTATTGTTGTAAGTTCTACTGAGGGATTTTCGGATAATAATGGTATCATTCAAATTGATAACGAAATTATATTCTATCAATCCAAAACTTCAAACACATTTGTAGAATGCTCTAGAGGTTTTAGTGGAGTTACAACATATATTACTTCTGGTTCACCCGATGAACTGACATTTTCTTCAACAATTGCAGAATCTCACGCCACTGATGCAACTGTTAAGAATTTAAATATACTTTTTCTCAAAGAATTTCTCACTAAACTCAAAAGACAGGTAACTCCAGGGTTTACCCATAGAAATTTCTATACAGGATTGGATAAAAGAAACTTTATAATCAACTCTGATAGTTTTTATAAGTCAAAAGGTACTGAACAATCTTACGAAATACTCTTCCGAGCACTATATGGGGAAGATGTAGAACTTATTCGTCCATCAAAATTTCTTTTAACACCATCTAACGCA